TGTTCATTTCATTGCCCTCCTGTACTGATTGAATTCGAACCCAACTCCAACACATCGACTAATAATTTGCCCATGTGCCACATCACCAAATCGTCTACGACATCACCGTCATCCCAATGACGCTCGTCGGCTTGATCCACAAACGTTCCCGCAATTGCTCGGATGACGCTGATAATTTTCACGGCGTTGATCGGTTCAGTTGTACCGTAGAATTCCTGAATTGCGTCTACGACGGGTTCAATGTATATCTTCAATGCGATGGGGATGATAGGATTAACCTCGGCGGATAACATCACCTCGATGACTGCTTGTCCGACGTCTGGCAATCCATTACATGCTGCTTGAATTGCGGTAACTATGTATTGTTGCACAACATCCGTGTCTAAATTGTGTTTCGGGGTCATCACATTGCTCCTATGGGTGTATGTGTTGTCATAACGTGACAACATCGTCAATCGTTGACTACGATTGTGTTTGGATATTATCGTATGTTGTGGTAATATTCAAACACAATCGCCCATCCATATCGTATGATATGGATGGGACGTTGTGTTATTCGTGCGTGATAAAACGTGACGTTTATTTTGTACGAGGATTCACCACCAAATTGTTGACATCAAATCCGGCGGCGGTCATTGCCGCAATGAATGCGTCATATTCGGACATTGCGCCCGATTCGGACGTGGTGTTCAAATACAATGCGAATTTGTTTCGCCCGTCATCACGGCGTGAACGTGACGACACATTCAACAATGTGTCAGGAACGTCGTGTTGGTCGTTGGCGATAATCCACGTTCCGAATTGTAATTTTGTGTTGGGCAATTCACCATTGCGCGCGCATTCGCGAACGCGTGATTTCCCCGCGTCATCAGTGAAACCGTGTGTTTCGGCCCAAGTGGATAATTCGGTGTATGCGGTTACCGTGGGCGTGATTGGTGCGTGGGTCGCGTCACGGTTGTCCACCGACATCAAACGTTCGGTTCCCGATTTTGATACGTGTACCGTCGATTCGATTGAATATTTTCCCAATTTTTTCGTTGCCATCATAAACTCCCATGTGTTACACGTTCGACGATAAAATTATCCAACATATGGGTGAACGTGTCCCATATATTAAATGTTTGCGGATTGTAAACGGTGGTGTTTCGGTGTGACGTTATATTACCAACGTCGGCCATTGACATTTGAATGGTTCATGATTAAACGGATTGACCAACATATCCGCCGGGCCGTGACGATATTCAATATCATCACGTCGTATACCGTGAATATATATACCTGATGTTACGATGTAATATTGTGTACATCCATTGCACAGCGTATATGTTTCGGCGTGCGGGTGTGATGATACAACGTGAAACGTTTCGCGTATGTGTCCACATTGCAATTTCGGTGTCATGTATGTACCCCCCGTTTAATGTTGGGTGGATTGTTTCCCACCCACATATATATTATACCACATACGGGGATGTGTACCGTTACGGATGCGTGACAAATGCGTTACAACGATATGGGTTGTGTTTATTACCGGGGATGTGTGAATGCGTCCGGGTATTTACGTATTGTGGGTAGTTGGTTTGGTTCGATACTCGCTTCGCGTTTTGTTTTTGTGTGTGGCGTGGCGTGGCGGCGTGGCATATTTTGCGCGTCGCGAGTGACAACGGTGGGGCTCGGACGCGCGTGTGCGCGTGTGTGCGCATACGTACGTGTGCGTGTGCGTGTGAATGAATATGATATCGTCTACCTCCATAGTAGAACCGAGTTTTACTCCGCCAGACTAACAACTTCAAAAACAATCTCAGGATGTACTAGTTTCTTAGTCTTCGCCGTAATAGCCATTCGTAGCGGCAAACCGTAACCATGAACTATTTTATATATCTTGGTCACACTAATTCCTAGTTCCATACGCATATCTCTCAACGGCATTCCTATTAAAGGATTTCTTTCTCCCGTATCTGGATCTATAGGAGCATACAATTCGATCACATCTTCTTCCAGACGTTTCCTTCCTGCGCTATAGCGATCCACGAATCCTCGTTTGGGAACTCCCTTGCTGTCCAACACAGCATAAAACGTTCGTGTGTTAATATGCCATTTTGCTACGATTTCCCACACTGGCATTCCTAGTTGATAATCTTCCACAGCCCCATCATACACTGCTGCTCCCCGTTTTTTGGCTTCCATATCTGGATCGCTACCAGTATATATCTTTGCATCAACTAAGATCTCAATAACCTCCGGAACTGTGATTTCCAGTTCTGCTGCAATTGCATTCGGAGAAAGTGATTCTCCACCTTGCCCGCCGTACATTGCCACTGCCAAACTTTTCAATCCTTGCGTAATTCTATGCGTGCTGGTCATTTCTTCATCTCCTTTGATTTTCGATCATATATACATTATAACATATTCATCGTATAATGTCAATGTTGTTATTATTTTATCATTTTACATTCGCACGGACAACTACGCAACTTATAACCAACCTGACCATTTTGTTGTATTTATGATGATGTGTTTATTTTGTTATTTTAATATTTATATTTAAATAAATATTTATACCGGTATTAGGGGACATCGATAATAATAGACATATGCTTAAGTTAATATACACATCTATTATTATCATCCCAAATACATGTGGTGTGTATATATTTCCAATTTTCGAAAATAAAACCGTAAAATAATAAAATAATCACGTCATCATATACCGCCACATTCCCCTGGATTATAATATCTTCCCATCTTGCTCCGATTCAAAGCTCATTTTCTTGTGTATGGGTTCCAGCGGCATTGACATTATAATTGATTTGTGGTATAATATCTTTATAATGAAGAAACATCCAGTGTTTGAACACGATACTACTGAAAATAAAGCCTTGCTGGAACTAATCACGGAAGGTTATACCGTTGGGGCCATCCGTCGGAAGATGTATGCTGCCAAAATGGATATATCTGCTGTCTCCGATACGGAAATCATCAATTATATGCGATTTAATCGCAAAATTGTAGAAGATAGACGAGGAATCTTAGACGTAAATCTACATTTGCTATACGGTCTAGCTGAATCGCAGACAAGAATCCGCCGTTTGATTACATTTGCTGAAGAAATCGAACCCAAAGCCCTTACGGACGAGAAGTGGGCTACACAATACCGCCAGGTTCTTTCACAAATACGTGCTGAAGTTGAACCGTATGGCCTGACAATCCGACTTGATGACGGATGGGCTAAACTTTTGAAGGATTTGGCAAATGTGGACGACAGCAACACGGAAACAGCTTGATTTAGTTCTCAGTGCAATAGAATCTAAAACGGGAATAACCCCGACTGCTGCTCAATTACCATTTATAATGGATATGAGCAGAGTTCGGGTCTTTTTAGGTGGCGAGCGTGCTGGGAAATCGTTAGCAGCAGGTTTAGATGCCACTTCTCGCATACCATTTGGATCACTTTTCTGGATTGTTGGTCCCGACTATGACCTTCCCCGACGTGAATTTGCCTATATCCATAATTTTCTTGTGGAATTGGACGCCATCAAATCCCCAAAGGATGTACGTATGCCGTCCGAAGGCTCATGGGAATTAAAAACTAAATCTGGACAGATTGTGATGACTCGTACATCCGCCGACGTACGAAAATTGGCAGCTGATCCTGTGGATGGCATCATAATCACCGAAGCTGCACAGTGTTCATACGATACGTTTCTGAAATCTTTCGGACGTACATCTGAAACACGCGGTTGGATTACTCTGGAAGGTACATTGGAAGGTGGTGCTGGATGGTATGCTGAACTGGTTCGGGAACTTCTCGACCATCCAGGAGAAGAAAACGTATTTGGTGCTACAGCGTACGTTATTCCTACCTGGACAAATACAGCAATCTTTCCATTAGGAATTGACGATCCAGAAATTCAGAACTTAAAACGGGTGTACTCAAAAATTCCTGGTATGTTTGAAGAAAAATGTGGTGCAGTTGCTTCGGCACCGTTGGGTGTTATCTTCCGCGAATTTTCCCATATATATCACGTATCTCAAGCAATCCGTTATGACCCTTCTCGTCCGGTATATTTAGCTATTGATCCTGGACACGGTGGACCTTCGGCGTATGCTGTGGCAGTACTTCAGGTATCCGAATCTGATATGATGTCTACATATCGGGCCATAGCAAAGAATGGTGAACCTACCAGCGACGAAGTTCCCGATGATGCTATCGAAGATATTGATGTTATTGATTGTATTTATATTCCAGGAGCACAGACGGAACAGATTATCGAAATCGTTAAGACATATCCCTGGTGGGATCATGTCGTAGGTGGAACAATTGACGTAGAAGCACCTGATGAAAAAACGCGATGGATGCGTATTGCTGGAGTTCCTCTTACAGCTAGGAAGATTCCCGTTCTTGAGGGCGAACGTCGGTTACATTCATTCCTTGCTAAAAACGAACGTCGTCCATCTATTATGTTTTCGTCTGAAATTCCATCTCCTGCCCTAAGGGAATTTTCCGAATACAAATCATCAGTGTCGTCTTTGGGAGACTTGGATATACGTCCAGGAAGTGCTGCAAAAGCCCGACGTGGTGCTGACCATATGTTAAAAGCTATCTGGTATTTTCTTGTGGTGCGGTACGGCTACGTAAAGTCTGCACGACCTGCTGTACCTTCAACCTTGCCGTGGATTAGGAGATTATTAAATCATGGTCGAAAACGAAGCATCATTAATATTCGCTAAATACGGGGAAATTTCCTTGTGGTATGGCAATCGCAATGCCCTTCTACATACTCAAGATTTGTTTTATCGTGGGGTTCAATGGGAAGATGACGAGACTGATGACAATGCTCAAGAACTCATTCGTGTGACGTTGAACTATACACGGCTCACGATTTTGAAACAAGTAGCATATTTAACGGGGAAGGCTCCTCGTGTTGACGTTCTCGAAACTGGATTGGGAGTTGAAGCAAGTAAACGGGAAAGGTATCTACGTGCTGTGCACAAACATTTGTGGCCTGTATGGTCATCTTCCGTGGAACATGATGCGGCCAAGTCAGGCTATGGGGTTATCCAGGCTATCTGGGCCCCAAAGGTAACATCTCGTAAGGCTCTCGATGCTTTGGAAACTCCTCTTAAGGAATATACCACTGTTCCATTCAAATTCCGTTCGATCAATCCTGTAGATTTCTTTCCCATGTATCGTACACACGATGAACCTGATGACTTCATGTACGTATTTATACGTGAACAAGATCGGTTAATCGAAGATCTTGAGGAACGTTATGGTGTGGCGCTGCAACCCACGTCTACCTTACAGGGAACTACTGGTACTTGTGAGGTTGTAGAATACTGGACAAAAGATCGTTACGTGTTAATGGCAATTACTACTACGAAAAATGAACGCGGTGCTGCCCTTAAGGATACACATACTCCCCACATTATAAAAGATGAAAAACACGGGTATGGCAGAATCCCTTTCTTTGTGGTATCCAATATTTCACAGCCGCATAAAAATCCAACTATCGAGGGTTCCCTTTCGGATTTGGAATTAGTCATGGAAGTACAGAAACATCTGAATCTTGTGTGGTCAATGACTGCTACTGAAATCATGACTCGTATGCGACCTCCAACGGTGTATACATCGGACAATCCTACCCACGTTGCAAGTGAGCTACGGATTGGAGCAGGTGAGGTTATTCCTATCGAGTCGACGGAAAAGTTAGAATTTATGCGGTGGGAAGGTATTCCTTCTACTGTTGAACAGCATAGTGATGATACAATGGCTGCATTGTCAGATTTCGGTAGTCTTCCTCGAACGGAATTTGGCGGTGGTAGCACTCCGCCGTCCGGTGTGGGAATGAAACTTTCCTATGGAAATCTAGAATTGTGTTTAACATTGAAAGTTCCACGCCGAACGGAAACCTTCCAACGAATATATTCGTTTTGTTTAGAGGTTACGGAAAAGAAGTTAGGGACAGCTGGGATCATCAACTTTTCTTTTGTGGATACGCCCGATGTAATCCTCGACGTTAATCTTCTGGCTAAGGATATTGGAGGTCGTTATGAATGCGAAGTCTCCTATCCGAATCTTCTTCCTCGGGACAAGATTACATTCGAGCAACATATTGTATATCTTTACAATGCCAAAATCATTTCCTTGCGTACAGCTCTTGAAATGATTGAAGATGTACAAGATCCAGAAGCTGAGATTGCACGTATACAGAAAGAATCAAAAGATCCAATTTTGTTCCCGGAACGTGTGGCAGCCACTACGCAAGCATCAACACCTCCCCTGGAAGCAGGAGCTGGTGGTCCCTCGCAACAGCAACCTGGATTAGATTTGAAATTCAATTCGGCACCTTCTGTACCCCAATCACCAGAGATGCCTACGGGAGTAAATACTCCCTATCTTGCACGGCAACCTCAGATGCCTACGGGACAAGGTATGGGATCAGGACTAAATGCAGGACAGATGTTTAATCGAAGTCCTGGAGTGTATCAAGGACCTCCCACACAGGAGACGATTTAATGCCTACACAAAAAGGTCGTAAATGGTTACCGCCAGGAGAACTAACTGCCCCGACTCCTCCTACCGTACCATCTACTCCTGAAGTTGTTGTTCCTCCGAATCGTCAGCCTGTTCCTCCGAAGGACGAGAAATGGTTACCTAAGCAACCGCCCATCCCGCAAAGTTCTGTACAACAGGTTGAGAAATTCCTTCCTAAGCTTCCATCCGCTCCTTCTGACTTGGGGATTGCTGGTGGCGCAAAGTTCGGACCACCTCCTCCTCCAAAGAAAATTCCTCAGGTTTCCCGCCCGAAGGGTGTGGCTCCTATTACATCGAAAGTACAACAGCAAACATCCAAACAAGCACTTAACGAATCCCTGACGGATATAAGTGGTAAGATGCCGTTCTCCTCGAAAAAATATTATGATCGCTTGTTAAACGAAATGTACGGGGATATGACCGACGAGGAACGGGAAGTGTTTGGGTACACAAGTACAAGTCCCACGAAACCCACAGAACTTGATCCTGTAATAGCTGGGGCGTATATAATTCCTCCCAACGATCTAAAGATATTGTGGAACGCCGTTGCTGGATGGGTGACAGGTCGTCTATTGAATGAATTCGCCAAAGTTCCCGAGCGTTTCTTGTGGATGATTAACGAGATTGATTTCGCTGCTGTTGCTCCATCTACATTATGGGGCGGACCTTCAGCGTATGAACTTGCATTGGCTGGTCAATTGCCACAGGAAACTGCTGATGAAGTTATTGCCGCAAAGGAACATTACTTCAATGCTTCGTCAGAAGAAATGTGGCAATACTGGCAAGAGGGTACGATTGGCTATACATTGATGCTACATCCTGAACCGCTAATGGCGGATCGTGGGGGAGAACGAATTCCTGGTGTGGAAAATGTTGGACGTCTTGATCAGATGCGTTATGATATTTCTCAGGGAATGACGTATCGTGAAGCTGAAATGAAATATGGTGACTTCTGGACTCAGTTAATCGGGGAAACTCTTCTGGATCCAGCTAATCTATTGGGTCCGACCGCTACGAAGGTGTTGTTTCCTGGGATTGTAGTATTACAGGAAGGGTTACAAGTACTTGGAAAATATGTAATCAAAGATGTTGCGAAGTTTGCCGATGCCATTATGAAACAACCCGTAGGTGAATGGTTACTTCAAACGTCCCAACGGTCAGCCGTGCGTGTGGCAATTATTGAGTCTCATGATGCGTGGTCCGAACTTGTGTTGCATCTACCCAGTGGAGCAGCAATGCAAGAATCCGTAACGAGTATTCTTCGTGGACGATTCGACGAGGAGCTATTTGCTAATGTAACCGACCAAACTTCGTTGGCAATTCGTAGGCAAGTTGGACAATTTGCATCTGATGGTGTACGAGATTTTGACGGACTTATTACCCGATATATTCCTAAGATTGGGGATTTGTTGGATGAACCCGCATTCCAGGCAGCTTTTGCTGACAATGCTTCGGAATGGACGATTCATCTTCTCGAGCGTGCCGCCGAACGGCGAGCGATTCAACAGATTGCTAGAGCATCAGGAAAACAAGTTAGTGAAATATCGTTGGATGTATTCGGTAAAGGTGCTATTACAGAATTCTATGACTTCGTGGGTGGTGTGTGGAAAGAAACCCTTTTAGGAGTTAATCCAGCGTATGTAATTGGAAACCTAACTGACAATACTGTAAAGTCATGGTTATGGGGACACTTCATCAATCCGTTCAAATTTGGAGCTACACAACAGATTACACAAGCAATGGCCGATCAGGGTGGATATCTTCCTGCGATGGTAAAATCTGGATTCATTGCGGACCAACTTGGTAGCATGGGACAACCCAAATCTGCATCTATTCCTATTCCTGGGATCGGTAAACCAGCGGAGATTGTAGATGTGTGGTCCAAGATTCTCGGTGTAGATATTCGCGGGGCGTCATCGTTGGTGGATAAGTTAGCACCTAAACGGGCGGAACCACTTTCCGCTTTATTGTTGACATCGTCTCCCCCGTCTCGATTGGCAGCATTTCTTGACAACGCAAACTATTCCAGATTAGTCCAGGGCGGAGCATCTCTGTCGGATTTGATTGAAAAGACAGCCCGTGTTCAAGTATTCTATGATACGTTTTCTAAATATATGGTGGATAAGGGACGTCCTGCTGTCACACAATTGTCACAATCTATGGATCTTCCAGAATACGTTACGAAGATGTTAGGAAATCCTGGACTGATAAAGTCCGCTGATGACATTGTTGGTATTTTGGATTCTTATGTATCCAGTACTGGCGAAGCAATGGTAACGAAAATTAGTAGTTTATTGCCCGAAGGTGCTACTGATGACGTGTTTGCTGCTGCCGCTAAAGAATTGGATGGATGGCAAGATTGGTGGGCGGCTGGAGATAATCCTCTGGAACATGTTGACGAATTTATGGTTAAGGTTGACGAACTTCTTGACGGCTTGATTAACAAATCTCAGGAATTCAAAGATGCTTCGGAAGTAGAAGATGTGATTGCAGCATGGCGTTCAACCAAAATGAGACAAGCTGTCGGTTTTCTTGTGGAGGAGTCTAGGACATTACGCGACGATTTACGAACTATGGCCTGGACACATTATCAACAACAGCCTAAGTTGGGAGGATCAATCTGGTCGCGGTATTTTGATGAGGTTGGAGAAGTGTCCAATGCTACGATGGATGAGATTTCTCGTTTGTTGGAAGCAAAAGTTCCTGATCTGTCAGATAGTATTCGTGGGGTTATTGGAAAATATCGCAAGGCTACGGTTGCCTGGGTTCAAGATTTATCTACACAAGAATGGAGTGATTTCGGAGCACAACTTCTGGAATTACGTAGTGGTGTAGATGATGCTACTGATTCGTTGTGGAGGGCTTTGGTGTCGAATCCTTCGGCGGATGGTCTTGAACAAATAGGTAATGTGTTTGACGAATTGGCAGTACTTGCACGGGAAGCCTCCGATGCGGCATCTGTTGTTAGGGATGGATACATAGCACAAATGTCGCGGGCGGGTGGTGCTAGAATTACTCCTGAGGATTATCGTGCTCAAATGAATCGTATTTGGGTAGAAAGGTATTTCCAACCGGCTAGGGAAACGGCACTATCCGTAGCAACGGATATGGGTGCTGATCCTCCTTCTCGACTTATTGTTGTGGGAATGTCCGATACAGGAAAGAAGTTGGCGGGTAGACCTGATGTTCCCTGGAACATGATGTATACGTCCGGAAACAAAAGTATGGAAGTAATGACAGGTGCGGCGGAAGGTGGGCATTGGGAAGATGCCGCGCGTGCGTTAGGAATAACACCCAAAGAATATATGGGACGGTTACAAAGTCCTGACAATCCTATGGCTCCCGTGGTACGGATTACTAACAATACCGAAGGTGGATATCTTGTCTTACAATATTATGGTGGACAAGGTGCCGAAGGGGAACTTGACGAGGTTACGGCTACGTTACTGCGAACTTTGAAAGGTAACGGGATGGACGGTGGACAGCTAGTATATATCACTGGCGATCCTGAAATTATATCTTTGGATGATGCGTTGGCTGGAATCGAAAGTAGGGTTGGTGATGGAATGTTACCTCAAGCCGGGGATTCTATGGATATTCCAACGGCTATGCAAGACTTAACTTCTAAAATCCAGCGGGAAGAGATTACGTGGGACGAATACCAGGAACGTCTTCATGACCTTATGGTTGAAGCAGAGCATGGCCCTGGAGGTTTCCGCGATGAAACGTCTCGTGCAACGTCTGCTGAATTTCTGAAACAATCTGAAGAAATGCAGGGTTACGCACAGGCTTGGCGCGATAATATATACCAGAATGTTCAGGGATTCTCCGAAACACGAAGTGTGTCTGATGCTGAAATGTCTCAGATGAAAAAGAATTTGGCAACGTTAGCTAAAGAATATGCCCACCAAATTTCTGCAGGAATGATGGCAGGTTCCTTCGAAACGGATCGAGTTTTGTTTAACTATTCTATCAAACAAAACTGGGAAGAATTGTTACGGTTTTATGCTCCGTTTACAACTTGGCAGGTTCGCAATCCGATTATGTGGTTGCAACTTATGAATCAACGTCCAGGAGTTGCATCATTCCTTCAGCGTCTAAATAAACTAACTGAAGACGAACGGGTTAATCGTAACTTGACTACTCGATTTGAAGGTACAGTTCCAATTCCAGGTCAAGAGTGGTTACAACAGCAAGGTGTGTTACCGGAAGGATACTACGGGGCGGATCCAGCGGCATTCTTTTCCATTCAATCTCAGGGTCAGGAACCGTTTCAGTCTCCTGCAGAAGGAGACATGACCGGTGCCAAATCTATAATCAATCAAGCCCTCAGGTTGCCAGAATATGCAGGAGTTACTCCATATCCCTGGCTACAATGGCCCCTTGAAAAGATTGGAGCATACGGTAATCGTCCTGCATGGGGAATGACTGGACCAATCGGTAGAGCAATTCCAGCTTTACGTCGTTGGGAACAAGAACAGGGACATAAGCGGGTTCCTGGTTCCGAATGGCTACAAACGTTTTTGGTCAATCGACAGTTATCTATTATGGTACAGGAAGGTCGGGCTGATCCTATACAGGCAAGTATTGCCTTGGGCGATAAAGAAAATGACTTGTGGCAACTTGCCGAAGAAGAGATATTAAGTCAACAAGATAAGATGTCTACGTACCGAACGGCATTGCCCGTTTCCGTTAAGTATGCTCCTCCTGGTGAAATGGAATTACGGGAGACGCGAGCGGAATTGCGGGAAACTCCTGAAACACGTGCTGCATATTTGCGGTCACAAGAACCCGCACAAGGATTGTATTCTCGTGCTATTGCCTTTACGGATAATCCTGAATGGGCACAATGGGCGTCTAAACGAGATGCAGTCTATTTGAAATATAACAATATGATCGGAGAACTTCCTCCCTGGCATCCTCGTGTGAAAGAATTACGCGATGCAATGTATGCGGAAATTGAATCTTTGGGGGTAGCACCTGAGAAGGTTGACGAATTTGGATATGCTCAGGAACCAGGGGGACAGTCCAAAGAATCTTTGTTGTTTGAGATGGAACAAAATCGTCCGCGCTATGAAGATTTTGTTGACTGGAAAGGAAATGTAGATTGGGAAGCATATCAACAGGCCGAAGCTGGATGGATTGAACAAGTCGGACTTATTTCAAATCAACAAGGAAATATGATTCAACCGGATGAATATCAGGCTTTCCGAGAACGTTATCAATCTCCAGAGGAATTGGGTTGGGGGTTACGACAAGATCAACTTAGCAAGGGATGGGAACAATATCCAGGGTTACGGGATCAAGAAGTACCCGAAGGTTTCGGAACGAATCCGTTAATATCTGCAGGGACAGTTCCCGAACGGGGAATTCCTCAAGATCAACGTACCCAATTAAACTTCGGCGGGGAGGGGATGGCTCCGGAAATGCGAGACTGGTTAATCGGAGAATGGCAAGGTAGACAACAGGCTGGATGGACAGAAGAACAATTTGCGGAGTGGGCTAGTGGTCAGGGATTGCCTTACGATGAAGTGTACCGAATTCTTAATGAACGGGGATTCGGTCCCCAACCGTTGAGTTCTATGCAAAAAGGTGTTGAGCGGTTCCGACCGTGGCTACAGGGAATGGAACCAGATAATCCTGAGATGGGAAGACTTGGTACACTGGGTTCGGAGATGATGCCGGGTATGTTTGATGTGGGCGAAACGGCAAGTGATCGTGAAGTCGAACAGTTCAAAAATACTTTCTATAATCTATTCCCGTTACAACGTCGCGAAATGGAAAAGATGTTAGGTATTCCTACGGGGACGGATATAAATGTTTGGACAGAAGAAAACAAGGATCGCTTCCGCGAACTCTTCCCGTACGGTATGTGGACATTGCCACAAGTTCCAGAGGTTCAGGAGCGATATTCCGCCGAACAAGCATTCGTTAATTGGAGATTGACCGGAGACTGGGATCCCATTCTCGATCAATACTACGGTAGTCCTGACGCTGGAAAGACAAAATTCTGGGATTATCTTGGGACGTTGGTATTGTCCGATGCTGCGTACGAAGATCCAATGCTGGGTCCCATGCTTAAATCCGAGGTTCGAGATTTATATGCATTCACAGATGAACAATATCTGATAGCTATGAAGTACGTGCAAGACAACCAAATTTTCCTTGTGGATGAACGCGTCGCTGCGTTGAAAGCCGAGCATCCAGACTGGTGGGATGTTGCTCAACAACAAATGCCTTTAGTACGGGGTGTAGCATCTGTAGAGGGATGGAACGAATACAATTCTCTGGAAACTCCTAACGATCAAAAACTATGGCGTGAAGAACACGAAGCTCAGTGGATTTCCATGACGGATTCTTTGAACGAGAGAAACGCTATGATGGTACAAAATCCGCATTATACATACTTCTATGATCCGGATAAATATAAACAATGGTTTGGAGACGTTCTTCCCGACGATGTCGATGTAGCATTGGAACTTTCGAATTATATGAAAGCATCTAATCAAATGAATCGTGTACGCGAAACGGGCGGATCGTGGACTTCTGAGATGGAAAAATGGTTTGGTGACGAAGGATCGGCGTCTACCCGCTTCTGGAATAAATATTATGGAATGAAAGATATGTTGACGGACGAGTATCGCGATGATGGAGTATTGATTGCTGCATTGTCGAGTGACGTTCGCGGACTTATTCTTTCCGATGCAATGATACCAGTATATGAGGAAGCAATCAAACGTCTTTCCCGTTATTACGATTCCGAAAAGTCAGAACGTTGGGGAGTCTACCCCGAATTACGTCAACAAGCTGCGGCGGAACGTAGTGAATTGCTTTCAATATTTGACTATGATGCCATACCTACGGATTCAAAGGAAGAGAATGCGTGGTGGAAAAGATGGACAGATTGGGTAAAAAGTCATCCAGTTATGGCATATTTCTATTATTACAGTACGTATGTACGATACTTCGGAACAACGCCACCAGGAGATGTGGGAGGGACTCCAGAACCTCAGGCTCCTTCAGCACCTTCTGAGCCAACGGCTCCCTCGGAACCTTCAACGCCTTCGGAACCCGTTGCTCCTCCAGGAGTTCCCAGTATACCTTCACTTCCACCTCCACCACCGCCGCCACCACCCATGCCATAACGTTCCTTGCGGTTATAACAGATATGTGGTACAATATATATGTGAATAAAAAATTATGGAGGGCTTGAAATGACAAACGTAACTTCGGTGGAATCAACGATTGCTCATCCCAATCAGCAGATGGTAGATATATTGCAACAGTTGACGGGACAGTTGACTGCTCTCACTGTTAAGGTAGAGGGACTTGAGAATAAATCAACTCCTGCGGTTGCTCCCGTTACTCCGATGCCACAACCTCCCGTCCTGCAAAAGGGACAATCTACGGACTACCAAAATCAACTTGCGGCATATGCCGCACAACAGGCACAAGAAGCCGCAAGATATCGGATTGCACGAGAATTTAGTGTTGATCCTGATGATCTTTCGGGAGAATTTGAGAATGAAGCCGCAATGAGGCGGCACGGAAAGCAGCTTGCGGATTTATCAAAACTCGAACAGCAAGCGATAGCAGTACAGGCAAGGATGGACGCACTTACAGCAAGCTCAACACAGTCTACTACTGAGCCAACAGTAGAAGACACCGGCGGACCGACCGGCGCGAAGCAACCTGGAATGGCGGAACTTGACGCAAAATATTCAGAACTAAAGGGACAGATTGGGGAGCAAGCGGGGGCGAACTACTTATCTACTGTATATCGTGACCCTCGACAAATTCTCGGACGTTCCTAACAGGTTAACTTAACTCAGGAGGTATGTAATGCCAGACCCCACTGTACAAGATGTTAGTTGGATCCAAACTATTACGGATACCACGAACATTATCTACGACGTTAGTGGCATCATTGACTTCCTTTCACCCTTCGACGTTCCGTTGCTTCAGCGAATCGGAATGACAAGTCTTCATACTCCCTGTACTCAGGTCAAGCACGAATGGCTGGAAGATGCCCTCGTGCCGCAACAGACTGTACTGGATGGAGCATATACTGCTGGTACGGGGACTTTGACCGTTGCGGCAGGAACTGGACTATATTTCTACACGGATGATCTCATCTTAGTGGGAAATAACGTCTTGCGAATTCTCGTCATTTCGACGGATACGTTTACTGTTGTGGGAGGGATCGGTGGTTCTACCGACGCGGCTGCAGTGAATGCTTCGATTGTGTACCGGCTCGGCCAGGCATCGAAAGAGGCATCTGTTGCGCGGGTGGACACCAAGAAAACAACTCTTGTGCGTCCCTATAATTACACTCAAATCCTTCGGGACTGGGTGGTCGTATCAGGTACGATGGAAGTTATCAATCGTATCGGGTATGCTTCAGAACGTTCGTACCAGGAAGAAAAGGTTCTCAAGCGGATGTACATCAGTATGGAAAAGACGTTGCTTTACGGACGTCGATCCTATTCCGCCGTTGCGAATGAACGCCGGTCAACTCTCGGTGGGTTGGCAGAGTACATTCTCGATGCGGGAATTGCTGGTTCCTGGGATACAGTAGTTAATGCAGCTGGAGGTGAGTTTACCGAAACTATGTTGAACAACATGATGCAGCAAGTGTTTGAAGCGGGCGGAACTCCGTCCCTTTTGGTGTTGAATGGGTTCAATCAGCGTAAGGTTACTTCGTGGGGAACTCCCCGTATCCGGACGGATATTGGGACGGGTGTAGCAGGTGCTACCATCGGCCAGTACGTTAGCGACTTTGGTGTGTTGGACATTCTACTTGATCGTAATCTTCGACCCTCTGATGTGTTGTTCCTATCCCCGGAAGATATCGGGATTGGTCCCTTGACAGGTCGCCAGTTCCAGAGTAAAATGCTCCCAAGTCTCGGTGACTATACCCAGTCGGAACTGTTGGGTGAATATACTGCCGAGGTTCATCGTCCAGCCATGGCTCATGGTTGGATTTACGGTACAGCCACTTCATAAGGAAGGAGATATTCATGGCAAATAAAATTCCGACCATGTCTTCTATGCTCTTTGTTCCTGGACTTGGTCCTGGTCATGAGCATGTCATGGGTGGCGATGGTGTGGGAGTAAATATCATCACTGCTACCCTCGCATGCAATACTGCACAAACAATCGCGCAGTTGATTGCAAGTGTTCCGAATACTGGAATTGGTGCAGCCTTTGGTGCTATTGTTCATAGCCTCGGACGTGCTCCTGGTCTAACGTTGATTCAGGCAGCTTCTCCGAATGCTGCGGCAACGGGCATTGGAGCATCTGTGCAGTTCCAGTATGTTACTGCTAACAACAGTGCCGTGTTTGTCTTTGCGAAGACATGGACTGGTGTAGTGCCACGGGGTCTTGCCGTCCGTATTGTGGCAATTCCGAGCTAACCTAATATATAAGCAGGTATGTAGTGGGTGGGAGATTGCCCTCGCCTGTCCACTACATACCTGATAAGGAAAGAGGGCTATGAGAATTTGTTGGTGTACACCATACGGTATGTTTTTTGATACTCCGGAATCCGCACGCCGGAAGGATTACGTTCAGTCAACGATGTTGGAACATATGTTCCTTAAGGCTGAAATTGACATGAACGTTGTTTCGTTGGCTCGGAACACAATTGTTGAAACCGTGTTAGCTGACGAATCTATTGATGTGTTGTGGTGGGTGGATAGTGATATACTTCTACCTGACAATGCAAGTGAATTATTGCAATATGTAACCGACGAGTGTCCTGTTGTATCAGGACTTTATATCTCTCGTCGGTTTCCTTATTTTCCTCAGGCTTATTTCAAAGCAACTCATCATGAACGGGGAAATCATCCGTATATTCCACTTGTGGATATTCCTATAGCACCTACACACGTCGATGCTGTTGGTGCAGGTTTCATGATGGTTAAGCGTAGCGTATTTATTGAATTAGCAGAACAGTATGATCAGGATACGGCTATACTTCAAACATATCTTGATGAGGTTAAACCTCCTGGTGGCGTTGTACGTGCGTTACATTTAGCACAGTCATTAAAGCCCTGGTTTGAATTTTTGGGGCGTGTGGGAGAAGATTTTTATTTCTGTGAGCAATTAGCTCGCATAGGTATTACTCCGTTATTGGTTCCGAATGTGGTGGCAAAGCACGTTGGACCACAAGAAATTGGTCTCGAACAATTCCTCGCCATGAAACAGGCGGGACTTGTATACTTGGATTAGGAGGGCAGCATGAGGATTTTCTTTACTCCATTGATCGTACCAGGGGTTAAGCCTTGGGCAGGTCATACTATATATGAGCAAGCATTAGGCGGGTCGGAGTCCGCTGTTGTATATCTTGCTCGTGAATTTGCTCGTCGGGGACATGATGTTACAGTGTTTACGACGGGACAGCCTGGAACGTATGAAAAGGTTAAGTATCTTCCGCAAGGTCAAATTCCCGTACAGACCCCAGGAGTCTGTGATGTGTGGATTTCGAGTCGGTGGGAGGACATTTTCAGTCAAGTTCCTGATACCATATACAAAGTGTTGTGGTTGCACGATATGGCCCATGGGGGTATAGAGGCAGCGGCACACAAGGTCGTAATGCTTACCCAGGCCCACGCGGCTAGCTACTTGCAGTACCCTCCATACCCTCCACACATCTTTATCGAAGGAGATGGAGTTGATCTAACATTGGCCGCTGGATACGAAGATCGTGATCCGAATCGGCTTATGTGGATTTCAAATCCCGACAGAGGATTATGGATTGCTGCAGAAATATTTGTAAACCAAATTCTTCCGCGCTGGCCTGATATGACGTTGGAAGTATACGGACGAGCGTCTGTGTACGGATGGCCTGCAGCGGTAGAAGAACCTCATCTTCCGTTGGTCGATACTTTGAAGAAGGCAGATGGAAGGATTAAGATAAAAGAACCTCTTCCACGGCTGGCATTGGTCCGAAGATTGATGTCAGCATTTGCTTTGTGGTATCCAACGTATTGGCCGGAGACATATTGTATGTCAGCTTTGGAATCACAGGCTGCGGGAACACCTGTCGTAACGAGTCCCGTCGGTGCTTTGACTGAAACTGTAAAGGGTGGAATTGTAGGTACAGATTTTGTTAATGCAATTTCACAACTTCGAAATGGGGGTCGTTGGAAGAAATTGTCTGATGCTGGAAAGGAATATGCTGCAGAACATTCCTGGGCAAAGGTAGCATCTCGGTGGGAAAATAACGTATTTGGAGGGCAAACACAATGAAACTTTTAATTTATGCAGGAGCATATAACTACTGGGGCGAATTAAATCCCGATAGATTGTTTACTACCGATGGCAAACAGTTGGGTGGCGGGGAAACTTCCGCAATTCAAACGGCAATTGCTATGTCTCGTCGGGGACATGACGTAACTTTGTGCGGGAACGTGGGGCGTCCAAGACGATTCTTCCCCGGTTGGGGAACGTGCGGAGATCAGTTTTTTGTGGCTGGTCGCATTCCGATGGTGAATCTTATTCCCGATTCGTATTATTACTACGTTGGATGTGGATCGCTACACGACGTACTTATCGGATGGGATTCTGCACATATGTATCGTTACAATGTTCCCGCGCGTGTGCGGGTTGTTGCATATCAGTTGAACGATACGGAAGTTGGCGTGTTAGATCACGTGATTGATCGGTATTATCATCCTTCGCGATGGCATGCACAGCGGTTCCAGGAGTTATATGGAATTCCTGAAAAGAAATCCCGAAGTTTGATGACCAACGGAACTGATCTGAATATGTTTCCTACACCGCCGGAGAATCGAAAGCCCTATGTGATCTATTGTTCAAGTCCTGATCGTGGATTACATCATCTTCTGGATGCGTGGCCAGAGGTTCGCGCAGCTATGCCCGAAGCAGAACTACATATCTACTACGATATGACCAAATGGACGCAAGTGGTACGTCAAGCCTTGGCTATGGGACAAACATTAAACACGACTGAGCGGGCATTGCAGATTCAGAAGCAATTAACAGAACTTCGGGGCCAGGGTGTATATCATCACGGCGGAGTTGCGAAGGGAATCTTGTATCGGGCAATGGCTGAAGCTAAGGTGTTGGCCTATCCCTGTGATCCCGTGGCTCCGACTGAAGGATTCTCAATGACGATTCTTGATGGGATTGCTTCAGGTCTTAATGTTATTACAACGGATGCGGACGCACTTCCCGAACTATGGGGGTCCGTTCCTGCTGTTACAATCCTTCCTCTTCCCGTACAGAAAGATGTGTGGGCTACGGAAATTGTTAACAAGCTTCAGGGGCCATCTCCCCTTCCACAAGATTCAGATTGGGTGAAACTATGGACGTGGGATGAGCTTGCGAGAAAATGGGAAGAGGATTTAACTTTACTATTGGAGGAAAAATCATGAGTACCTTCGGTAATATGCCCATTGAGGAGGGTTCAATGGTAGATAGAATTTTGGATCTGTTTAAGGAATCTGTCTTGTTACAGAGTCTCGTAACAGCAGTATTGATTATTACATGTTGTATGTTGTGGATTACAGAAAGAGTAGTTCCGAATGAACTCTTACTGATGACTACAACTGTGGTCGGATTCTGGTTTGGACAAAAGAATCAGGTTGTTGGGGCAAAAATGGCCAAAGAAACGGCGTACAGACTTGCTACTGTGATGGAAGGTTCTAAGACAATTCCACCAATTCCCCCAATTCCACCAGTAGTACCAGTTACACCTACATATAATTCGCTATTTACGAATATGTCAACACCTACATATAATTCGCTATTTACGAATATGCCAACACCAACTATAGATTTAAAATGATGGCAATGTCGGAAAGACGTAGAAGGTTAATTATATGTAAAGTGCTTCTGATAATCTGCATTCTACTTGCATTTGTTGTGTATGTCAGGAGTGACGTAGAGATAGTTGTGTCACCTACCATTCCGCCAACTTCGACGAATACTGTCTCTCCTACATTCACATCGACTCCAACGCCAACGCCAACGCCAACGGTTACACTGACTCCCACGACTACGGCTACGTTTACGCTGACTTCCGTACCAACACCAACTCCTACGTCTACAATAACACCTACACCCACGGAAGATCCTCTTATATATGTAAGTGGAAGAGGGTAATTATGGACTTAGTAAATAATATAGTTGCGGAATGTACAAATCCGTATAGTCCCAGGATAAGATTTCAGTGGAATTGTCTATCGTTGGCGCGGGGGGAAGTTCTAAATGTAGGATCGTGCGATGATCCTGCGGGTTTCCGCCAGCGGGTAATACATTTCGACTATGATGACTGGAGTGAATTTTTTCTTATCGAGGATTGTGCATTTGTTCAAGGTGATGCACATCTTCTCGATGAGATATTTGCTCCTAAACGATTCGATCTCGTAATTCTTGGGGATATATTGGAACATGTATCCGATCCGGAGAAGGTTATACGAGCAGCATGTCGTGTATCAAATGCTGTGTGTATGACTGTGTGGGAAGAGTGGCGGAATCCCGAGCGGGGGTGCTGGATAGATGAAACACGGAATAGGATGGAACAAGAAGTTCTAGATGCAGGACTCGATCCAGGCAAGTTATCCTATGAAGATATGTATGAACAGCAACATCCCCTGGTAAAGGTCAATCGAGGACAACCACACTTGTGCCATATCTGGCAATTTACTATGGAAGATGCCAAGAAGTGGTTGGATGTTTTTACTCAGGAAGGATTTTCGGATCCTTATGCTGTACGAGTTCTGGAAGTAATCCACGAAGGTCACGAAGCGTATAACTATCTTATATATGCCAGCCGTAATAGTATTCAAGGGTAAGAAGTATGTTGTTATGTCCCACGCGGGAAAAGGAGCGCGTGTGTTGGGTCGTCATACTACCCGTATTAAAGCAAAAGCTCAACAGCGTGCCGTGAATGCGTCACTATCTAAGTTTATGAGGGCAAAGAAGAAATGAAAATAGCATTGTTGTGGCCTGAGAGTACTTTTCTGATAGACCCGATGGTATATCCTCCATTGGGATTGTGGTATCTGTGGACTATGTTGGAGAATGCTGGACATATCGTGGAATATTACGATGCTTCTGATCCTTCTATTGATATCTTACAAGTCAAGTGGCACAAATATAATCAAGTTTGGATTTCAGGTACGACTCCACAGTTATCTCGTATACGGTATTGGACAAATCGAATAACAGATGCTGGAGTAAAAGTTGTCGTGGGTGGTCCTCACATGACGGCACATGGGGATGACTTTACGAAGGAATTTCCAAACGTGTTAGTTGTACGGGGAGAAGTTAGTGTTTCGGATATTTCCGTAATTGTAGATATGGGAGGTATGGGACACGGCGGAGTAATTGATACTTTCCAGCAACCAGATCTATCCAATTTTCCATTACCACAAAGAAAAATCGGGGCTAAATATACAGCATATCTTGACGGAAACTTCTGTACAACGATGATAACTTCCATCGGATGTCCGTACAAGTGTGCGTTTTGTTCCTCGAATTTTCTATATGGTTCAAAGGTTCGATACTTTCCGATGGACAACGTATTGGTGGATATTTTTCGGATATCGAGATTGGGTTATGGAGCCATTCAATTTTACGATGACATACTTCCGATACGTAAACAACGTACTCTGACAATTGCCCACGAACTTGATAGGTTGGATTTGATCTGGCGCTGTTTCATGCGTTCTGATTTGGGATTGTTAAACGGGAAAGATTTTCTTGTGGAACTGGCCGACTGCGGACTTCGGGAGGTACTCGTCGGCGTGGAATCAGCAAGCAATGTTATTAAGAATGCTATCCACAAAGGAACGACTGTCGAACAAGATACATTGTTTCGTGAATGGTGTAGAGATGCTGGAATTTCATATAAGGCATCTATCATTCTGGGACTTCCTGGCGAAACTATGGAAACGATGCAGGCCACAAGGAAATGGATTCTTGACAATCGACCGGATCGTGTAGATATCAACACTCTTATTCCTATGCCAGGAACTCCGTTGTATGATAATCCTGCCGAATACGGATGTAAGTTTAGCGTTGGACAAGATATTGATACGTATTTTTACAAGGGTCGACTTTCTGAGGTTAGGTGTGTTGTCGAAACTGATGAGTTAACTTCCGAACAAATATCTCAGTTTCGTTTAGACTTAATTCACGAGGGCATTCCATACTAAAAAGGAGATTGAAATGAGAACAGACGTCATCCCTGTCAGCTACGCCGCTGGAACCTACGCTACCCCCGCCGTCAACGTGTCTGAATATCTTGGTGGAACTGTCCTGATTGGTGCCGTATGGACTACAGCATCGCTAGGATTAACCACATGTACTAGTCCAGATGGGACATTCGTTCCTGTCATTGACAACAGTCTCGGATATTTGCAACTTAACGCAAAACCTAATGTTGCTGTAACGCTACCTTTGGAAACTATTGGCGGGTTACGATACATTCGTGTTATCTCTCACACGGGAGGAACTGTAGTAAATCAGGCAGCAGCAACGCCTATACAAATCATAAGGAAGGGATAACATGGCAGAACCTTCGCTATATATTAATCCTCGGAACACTTATGTACTGGGACCGTATGCTTCCGTGGATCAGATGATGTATGAATTGACAGGAATTCGTATGGATGCTTCGGGCAATTCCTTGTGGGCTATCCGAGGACTTGTGGATGATTATGCGTTTGCTGCCTTGAATGACGGATTTGCACAGTATCCGATTCGTGTTGTGGATATGCATCATACGGTAAGTCCAGCTTCTGCAGATGGTTTTATTCCTTTACCTCATGACGTGTACCGTGTAACGGATGTATGGGACTTAACAAATTCTCGTCGTGTTCCTCATTTTACATTCGTTCCCACACAAAATACTAAGTTTCTTCAGTTTGGACAAACTGGTATTTCGTCGCTTGTACGGGTTACGTATATACAAGAAATCAATTGGGTTCCGCCTGATACGTATTTAATGGAAGATGAAGTATCTAGTGGATATATTGATACAGTAGGTCGTGGGCCGTACTATTATGAAGGATTTGTAGTAAAAGGATTGACGTATCCTTCCAAAGGATATTTATCAGTCCGCGCGCTTATTGTAAACAATTCAGCATATACTCCTGGTGAAGAAGTAATGCAATATGGCAGGGTATCACAGGAAAGATTTGGTAGTCCAGGTGAGCATACTCACTATGTATTCCAAAGATTCCGTAATTTGAGTAGAGCCGTATACGGATATCTTCCTACTTCTGGATGGACTATCCGTGCGGAAGCTGCTACAATTCCCATATCGTATGCGGTAGTGGCACCGAAAAGTATGCTTACTCCGATCATGTTAACCGCTCAGGCATCTATGTATCAATACTGGCTATCCGACCGAGCAAACTATGATCGGTATACTGCATTGGTATCTCGTCAATTCTATACACAAACAGAATTGCTTGAACTTATCAATACGTTGGAAGCACGTGCTGCTATCAAACACCGCCAGGTCAGTCGCGAGGATTTGTACCAAATTGGTTCGATTCGTCTTCGAAGGGATTTACCAAAATGAGTACTCCGATAGTGGGTGTCACTCACGACGTAGTAATCTACGAAGCATCTGGAAATATTGCTCCCGTGGGATTAGTAGTGGATGCGCAGTCCTATCGAACAACGGCTATACCGCCTCTCGTACCTCGTATGGCAGGAGGTTCTCAACGAGGAACGGATTATAGTTCTTTCATGTCCTGGGTACAAGATGAATGGCCTGGGCGATCTGGACTCGGAAATGCTGATGCACAAGGTTTCCGATTCATGAAGGGATTTGTTCCAACGCTTCCATCGTATGATATGTATGCTATTCCTAGTCCTACGGGAAATACTTTGGCCGTAGTATATACTTCTACTGGGGATAATTTTATGGCAACCCACTTCGTATCTCCAGTGGGTACTGCTCCTCGGGTGCTATCCAATCTTGGGCCACACATAGCTCAAATGAATTTTTCTAATTCTGGTCTTCCGCCTCGTCCTGGTCCTATTCCCACTTTCTGGCCATCCAGAACGAGGATCTATGCTGGAAATGCAGTCATTCGTCCGCAAGTTCAGCTAACAAGAGGAGCACCTTCCGTTGCATCCGTTGTAGATACAACTCTAGGATTTGTGGGAGTTGGTGGACAGATGCGGGTATATGCGGGACAAGCAGTATCGTATTCGACTGTTGCATTTATTGCACCGTATATATTCACGTCTTTATTAGATGCTCCTCTATACGGGAAAATAGCTCCTATTCATATAACTAATGTACAAATGAGGGTACATGCTGTATTAGCAGAACCTTATGGGCATACATATTACGTTCCTGTAGGATCCACGGTAGTTGGTGCGTTGGGTGTATACGACAAGAAACTATGGAAATCTGCCCCAAAGGGAGATCAGATTGCATACTATAGACCCACGGAAACTACTCTTGGATTGTGGTCGGATGGAATTACAGTATCTCCAGGAACAGTTATATTACGTATGGAAGAATTCATTGGTAGGTTGATGATTGGAACCTATGATGGATTGTACGCTTATGAAGCAGGACGGACGTATCGTGTAGTTGATTTCTCGAAAGATACCTCAACTCTAAACTTTACTGTAATGAGTTCTATTTCTGGTTCCCTGTGGTTCAACATTCGCCATAGATTGTTTCGGTATACTTCCGGTGGATTGTTAGAAGAATTAGATATTTTACTTGCCGAATATCAGTATCCTATGGCACTTGAATCTGGAGAAAACTGTGTATATTTGTTAGCCGGTTCTCTCGTGGATGATGCTGTGGATATGTATCGAATTGATTCTGCTACTGGTGCAACCACTCACATCGGAAGGGTTAATACGCAATCTCAGTTTTTTGCTAATCCTGCAATGATTCTACCGACACTATTTACTCCTGATCCAACACATCAGCAACGAGGACTTGCGGAGGTTGCCGGAAATCCCTTATGTATTGGACCTCTACTTACTGGGGTTGTTCCTCATTCCGGGGGAGATGATCTTGAATTGCAAGTAGGAATTAAAATTTTTGGTGATATAATTCCTGGACTTGTTCCTGGAAAGAAAGATTTTACCGGATCATTTGCTACGGGAATTATTAATCAGGGGTATCCAGCGATTAACAAATCTTGGCAACGAGTTCGAATCGGAATGGTGACTCCTGCTGAGAGTAGTATAACTGTAGTATTAAAATATAGAACCCACATAACTAATCCGTATGATGGATACGATCCACTTGTACCAGCGGCCGATTGGACATCTTTAGCATCGGTTTCTGCTACGAACAACATTACAATATCCTTACGTAGCAACAAAATTATTTCTAAACAAATCGAATTGTGTCCAGTAGTAACGGGATATTTTGGAAACAGTATTAAGGGACAGTTGGGAATTACATCTTTGGAACTTGATTCACTCCTGGTTGGACCACAGGGAGATGACGGAAAGTTATTATCACAACATACCTTTACAACAACCATTGTAGACAACATGCAATTGTTAAACTTGGAAGTGGAAAATAGTGCTGCATTTGTTACCGCCGCATTGTATAGTCTAGCAGGGAGTGGAATACCACACGTCGTCAGCGTGCCGTTTCCACTCCCTGTTGGACATACAACCTGGGCTGTGGTAGAGTTTGATCCTCGGGGTGTAATGGTTCCTGCATTAGGCTACCAACATATAACTTGTCCTGGTTCACATGTTGGTATTATTTTGAGGGAAGTCTAATGTCTCTTGTGGCACCCCTTACGAAACTACATCCTCGTACTGCGAAGTATTATCGCTACTGGGAACGTCGACGATTGCATCGTAGGAATGCTCTAGCTGGAACTATTTCATCAGGTAGGCAGAGAACGGATGAGCCAGGATGGACAGATTATTTTCCCGAATTTCCTGGTACACGTGTCGAAAAGATTGTGTTTAAGGCTTTGGTGGATTTGGGTATTACGTTTTACTTCGGTGCGTATTGGGGAGATATGCCATTCACAACAGACTTCGAAGAACGATATCGACCTGACTTTATTCTTCCTGAATATCGAATTGTAATTGAAGTGTTTGGGGCATACTGGCATAGCCTTGAGAGTTCGTATAAACGGGATTCCGTTCGTGCTTCGATGTTTGAAGCTGCTGGATATAAATTTATTATTTTGTGGGATTACGAAGTTCTTAATAATCCATTTGCTATTCTTGATACCATTCCTGAACTTGTTAATCCGGCAATTAAAACAGGTCAGGTATATGTAGCAGATCGTCCATTCAATCCTACAGCATCGTTGGCAGCAAGACAGCGGTCGGTTCCAAAAGTTGTTAGATTAAAGACAGGACGTGCTAATCGGTATCCGCAACGATTGTCCAGATATAAAGCATATCTTGTATATCCAGGAACGGAAAAAACTCCTGGAAAATATTATAGATTCGCTGGATTTCCTGAAGAGTATCTGGCATCTCTTCGAAAATATTCACAGGAATGGAAAGATTACTTTGATAGCCTTAGCAAATTCTTTCTAACATCTCCACAATATGCTGGATATTATTCTTCGTATTATCACTATTGGGCCAAGTGGTATGGATGGTGGGATAGATTTCAACGTATTACAGAAGAAGATTGGACTGCATATTTCGCAGCGTTGGAAGGGTATCTTTCTTTGTATCCTGACCAACGAGAGGTGTATCTAAATCAGTATAATATATGGAAACGATCAGGGATTAGATCCAAATGACAAACGAGTTATTCACTCCAATATTCCACGAACTTGGTGGAACTCACGGAAATGCTAGTCCCGTTCCTACACAATTCGATGAAGTTCGTACGCGATTGTACCGTATCGAAATGCATCTACGTAGGTTGGGATTGTATTTGACAGGTGGAGATACGCCGGATTATCCTGGAGTCATCATGGCTTCTGGTGTAATCAATGCTACTACGTGGTTGGCCGGGGGAGGTGATCTTAAGGATGGTCCAATCACAATTGCATTAGCAGCTGATATGCCTCTATTGGTTAAGGGAGATGGTACGGAAGCTTCTGAATATGCGACTGGTACATTAGCGTTGGCCGCAGCTGTATCCGGTGATGTCGTAGTCCTACCGCCCAATACTTACGTAGAAGATCTAACCGTGGGTGCTGGAATTTCTCTTGTGGGTGCTGGCCGGGGTACGATAGTCCAGGGAACTATCTATGCCGGAATAAATGCCCTTATCACTAATCTTTTCGTCGATTGTTCCCATGCTACTACAGGTATTGAATACGGTATTCGAAATATTGATGAAGTTGGAAACTCCTGGTATGTCTCCCACGTTGTTGTCGAAGGTGAACAATCCGGGCCTGGATATTTACGCGGGATAGCATCAATCAATAGTCGGGGATATTTGCACGATTGCCAAGTAAATGTACAGGGAGGTAATGCTGTAGGATTGTACGTTGACGGAACTCTTGACGTGGGCGGAAACGATCCAATAGTAAAAGATAGATGGACGGAAGCTGCAATTACACCGGATATAATGTATGTAGATGTCGCAACTTGTCCTCCGACATCAGCACCTTGGGCATATTTGTGGTGGATTTTTACGGTTGACGGAGAGGTAACACCGTATACATATCTTCGGGTGGGATGGACAGGTAGAGTTGCCGTATCCGAATACTGGGGAGATAACCTAACCCCACGAAATATAGAATTTAACGCATCTCCTCATGCAAATTCAGGTGGAGTACTTGGTCCTGGAGCCACTGAATGGTTAGAGTATCCAGATAACTATCAAATTCTTCAGGAGACAGTCGACGAGATAGGTGAATCTGGAACATCTGGTTCTGTAGTTATACGAGCACGAGATATTGGAACAGGAGGAGTCACCCTTTACGTATCTGCAGAAGTTGAACGAGCTATAACCGATGGAACGGCAAGAGTTACCATGATTTGGTCGGAGATTATGGGTGATGCTATCATTGCAGACGATTGTCAATTCTACGGTACACAGTACGATATATACGTAGCGGCTGGTGGAATCGAAGTACAAGCATGTACATACGATCACGCAAAGACGTCCGGTACGATTATTTCAGCAAGTGGTGATCGTTCGGCGTGGGACGTAACAGGCTATCCAACATTGCATGCTTCTGATATATACAATGCCGCACGACTTGTACATATGCCCGATCCAGTTGCGGAGAATGATATAGCTATTGTCAATGCAGCTGGTAACTGGGAAGTGTTAACTGGTCCTACAGCCGCTAATGATATTCTGATTGCCGGAGCTGATCCATACAATCCCACATGGACTGCTGGCAACGCAATGGGTAGTGGCGCGGCCAACCAGGTCGCGTATTGGAGCGAGGTAAACGTGCTGACCGGCGCGGCGACGCTCACCTACAATCCAGCGGCTAGTCCTAATCTGCTCCTCACGGCAGCGAACGCGGCGCATATTCCGTTGGTTGTGCGCCTTGCAGCAGTGCATACCGCCAATGCGTTTGAGGTGCAGAGTAACGGAGGAGCAATCTTAACCTCCATTAACAAAGATGGTTATTTAGGGATTGGAGTAGCCGCAGCTCAAGCCCTACAAGTAAATGGGAATATCTTTTTAAGTGCTGCTGATTCTAAATTATATCTTACTAACGGGCTCTACTTTTTTCAGGTCGGTGCAAGTACTTTGCAGATTGTTAATACAAGTGGTGCTGGTGGAATAGGTGAAAGTTTTAATGGTGACTATTCTCATACAACGGGCTCATCAACGGCTACTACAGCCGGAGTACTAGACCAGTTTATTTTAGCAAGAGCTTGTACAGGAGTCCCAGTTGCGGGGTTCGGCGTAGCTTACATTCTTAGAGCATCCTCCACTACCTCAGACAATCAGTTGATGGGAAGAATCGGGTCTGAGTGGATTGATCCCACCCACGCTACCAGGAAGGCCAGACTTAGATTAACAGTCTATGACACGACTATACGAGAGGCAGTTAGGTTTGATACTGACGGAGCTAATGTTTTAACCGCCTTTGGGGGAACCACAGTAGACGCTCTTACAACAGTTAAGACACAGGCGCCAGGAGCAACATATATCCCCCTGACCGTCAAAGCCGCTGCTGCTCAAACCGCCAACCTTACCGAGTGGCAGACAAGCGCCGCTGCGGTATTGGCTTACATTGATCCCACAGGCGGTGCACTATTCAGCGACAAAGTAAGGTTCACCCAGACCGATGGGAACGAGGCGATTGACTCCCTAGCCGACGGGTATCTCGACTATCTGGCGACCACGGCGCACAGGTTCAACAACGACATCTATCCTGCCGCAGACGATACCTACTACCTAGGCAAAAATGACGACGATACACCCTTCGCGTGGAAGGGAGTTGTCCTGAAAGACACCACTGACGGCAAATATTATAGAATTGAAGTAATTAATGGTACGATAACTGCTACGGATTTGACTGACTAGAGGAGATTGTAATGGCAGGATCATTCATAGTACTAAACGGAGACGTTACGGTTAAGTTTGAATATACATCTACACAAGAAAAAATACTAACCACTATTACAGATGCTGCACATTATCTGTGGGTTGTAGGATGGGGAGATCACGGAACGGAAGAGGTTCCGATTGAATTCGGGAACTTAACAAGTCAACAAAAATTGGACGTTGTAGATGCGTATATACGTAAGACCATTCTTGATATGGCAAAAACATACACAAGCGTATTCGCACAAGATGAAGCAAGAATATTAGCGGAACAAGAATCCGCTGACCACCACATATAGGAGGGTAGACATGACGGAGATTGATGTAGCAGTTCAGAAGGTATTGATTAGGGATCGAATTAAGTTGTGGAGGAATTCCGTATATCAGGCAGGATTAGATATGAAGGTTGCTACCGTACTTGAGGATGAACAAATGCAAGTTAATGCTAAGAGGGAGGTAGCACGGGGCATCACAGCAATTGATACCCTTGAAAAGATATTAGGAACATTGTAGCATAAAAAATCCCCAGGCTATCGACCTGGGGATTGCTATTCTTTATTTGGAAGGTTTTGGTTTGTCTTTCTCCTCGAACATTGCGTCCCTTTTAACCTTTGCTTCACATACTGGACAAATTCCGTGACTAGTGCCATCTACGGGATAGTTAGAATCTATCACGCAACGACACCACGCACACACGAGTTGTCCCATTTCATTCCTCCTTGTTATTCATACCTTACAGATTCTATTCGTGGAACACAGACGCTACAACCGTTAGTTCCACAATAGGCAATGATACGGGCCGTACTATCGAGGTATCCCTTACGTGCCCATACCTCAAGATCTCGTCCGTTACCCACGAATCGACACTTCGGATATGCGGTACACATATCCGTATTTTGTGCACGAAGAATTAATTCGACATCCTGATCTCGTGCAGTTCTATAACCATACCAACGACTTCTTAGATCAATACCTTTGGATTGGTCATCCACAAGAGAACATGCTGTCAGTTCTCTACACTTAATACAATCGTCAGGTGCTTCGCCACGTAGAATACTCGCGGCTTCATACACGGGTGGTGATGGTGACTGGATTGCTACCATCAAAAGACTGGTAAGTAGTAGTGACTTAAACCATAGGGTTAGCATCATTTATCCTTTGTGGACATTTCGATGGCAAGGCGGAGTAAACAATGTTCCGCTTTTGGAATGGTATCCGCCAGTAAATATTCCAATGCCGTTTCAGCAAGGGGCTTTTGCGTTTCCATGTAAGGAACACATTGTTCCAACAAGCTTAGAATTGTAGTTTCCTTAGCAATCGAAACGCTAGAAAATCCCTCATCCCGACGGAAGATTCTATTCCCTGTTATCACTCCCAGTAAACGCATTGCTGGGCCTGACTTCGACCAAATCTGCATACGAACTCCCGCAGATTTGGATATGTACAGGTTCATATGATCGTCTAACAAACCTGCTATCATCACTACTTCTCTATCAGTTAATTTTCTCATATCGTCCTCCTTAGCTTGTTAATAACTTAAACTTTCGCATGGAATTCCATTTCGATCTGCATCCAATCCATGTACGTCACGACCTACCACAAGTAGACAATACTCAAAACAAGCTAGTGCTTCGTGATACGTACCAAAGTCCGTGCAATTAAGCGTATTCTCGGAACAGACACATACAATAACCTGTACTGATGTCGCTATAGGTTTCGGAGTGTACGTTGGGGGTAAGGTAGACGTCGCTATAGGTGTCTGTATACTGGTTAAAGTAGCTGGAGTTGGTAGCCGTAATGTAGGCGTTAGCGTTCTGGTATTTTTTCGAGTAGTTGGTCTGTAGAATAGCCCACAACAAACGCAAAGCAACACCAAAATTCCCCCCGACAATCAAAACAATTCGTAACTTCTTGCTTTTCTTCTTAGTATTTATTTCTATCCTCATTATAAATCTCCCCAAGATTGTCCGATTTTTGTATCCGCCTTATGTTCAACAGACGGAAAGTATTGTTTAGCAGTGGCTACCATGATTTGTGACAGCTCCGCCGCGACGACATCCACAAGAAAATCTTTGACGCAAAACAGCACGCTGTCATGAACGGTTACCAGAAGACGAACGTCATTAGTGTACATATATTTCTTGTGTAATGTAAGAGCAGCAATGATAGTTACGTCCGACGCTGGGCCTTGAATCGGTGTGTTTTGTGCAGCGTGGATCGCTTCTATCTTATTGTCTTCCGTTATGACAGGGAAGTGACGTTTCCTTCCGAACGTAGTAACGATGATTCCAGATTTTAGAACGTCGTTGGCTACGTCTACCCGCCACTGAACAGCTCCCTTGAAATTTTCATTCCAGTTATCAGCAAACTGTCGTGCTTCTTCTTCAGGGAATCGTAACGCATCCCTTGCAATCTGGAACACATCTCCGCCGTATAGCCATCCGAATACGGCCCGTTTGCAGTACCAGTTTCGCTGTTCTTTTGTGAAATTATCTCCGTAAATTTTACGGGCAACCTCACTATGGAAGTCAGCATCTGGTTTGTTTAACACATTTCTCATAAACTCATCACCAGTAACATCTGCTGCGATACGTAACTCACATTGGCTAAAGTCAGCGTATACGATTTTATAGCCTTCCGGGACAATGAATCCTGAAGCAATCATACTTCCCCAGGCATCATCGTCCCGTGGAATTGTCTGGATGGGAGGATCGCTTGCGGATATACGTCCGGTTACTGTACCATATAGTTTATAGCGTGGATGTACACAGCCATCTGTTCCCATTGCAGCAATGAATTTCTTTGCATACGAAGATTGTAGCTTAGTGAGTGATCGGTATTCCCTCAACATTGTTAGGAATTCGTAGGCCTCCCGGGTGATGAATTTAGGCTTCCGTTCATTCAATCCGTACTTATCAAAATCAAGGGCCATAATCTTTGGGAGACTATCCCATTGTCTAGCCCATTTCTGTAAGTCTTCGTCAGGACGAACACCTAACTCCTCCAGAACCCTCTCCCTATGTGGGGATGAGAAAATCAAGCTGACCATTGCTGTACGAAACAAGTCGAGAAGTTTGTCCTGGGCTTCTTTCGCCGTGGACCTGGGCTTTAACTTCGTACCTTTGGAAATTGTCCTGACGGATAGGGTAGAGGGAAGAACGAATAGGTCGTAGATTATAGTACTCATCTGCATTGACGATGCGGGATTGAACTCGTCTAGAATTCCTTCCAGCGCTTTGACATATTTCCGACGTAGCTGGATTTCAGGTGGTAAGTCAGCTACCTTTCGACCTTTCCAGAAAGATGCTTCCCCTTTAACCAGTTCGTAATGATCGAATGCCATCGTAGTAATGAGGTCGGCCATTTTCTTTAGCATGGCATCAACTTCATACTGTAATCCCTGGTCCACCTTTTCAAGATGAGCTTTGTCAATCATGAAGCCCTGGATTTCAGCATCCACGAACATGGGAACTACAGCCATCAGCGGAAAGAGGAATGGTTTTTCCCACATATCCTCTTTACGTAATAGCCGCTCGAATTCAATTGCCAACCTTCGCGTACATTCCGTGTCGATGGCGTTGTATTTGTACAGTACTTTTGTAGGTATTTCACTGTACCTGGAGTTACGTCCATGTGAAAGATACTTTACGACATCAGCTTCATAGTCAGGCATATCCAGATATTCTGTGGCTAGTTGCTTTAGTCCGTGTGTTCCGCCATATTCCCACAAACAATAATGGGCAAGTAGCGTATCCATGTCACATCTAGCATTGTCTACGCACAACTGACCAATCAAAAATCGAAGATCAAACTGTGCGTTGTGCATCACGAAGCGTATATGTCGCCGCGTGAATACATCCACAAGAAATTGCCTAGCATCTTCTCGAACCATGTCCCTTGTAATTCCAGTCTCATCGTTAGCCAGAAATAGCAGCGGTTCATATATTTCTTTTGTGGTAATGATTGCAGCGCGATTCTCCGCATACGAAAACGAAATTGACAGAACGTAGTTTCGCTGGTGATCTATCTGATCCGTTTCCGCATCGATTGCCACGAAAGTATCGTTGGGTAGACCGTCGAGAACCGCAAGGAACTGGTCGTAGTTACTCACATTAAGCATTCCGATTGACGGATTTACTGGGTGCTGTATCGGACCTCGAACGTAGCGTCGTATGTCCATCAGGAATGAATAGGATTGTTTGACATCATACAAGACATATGCCGGATGTGCTCCAACGTATGTATTATAATGCCATCCCCGAGCTTCTGTATATCGTTGTCCGCTAAGCTTTGGAACTAGAATGTCCCGCGCTGTCGTCCCAGCTGCATAGATACAGGTATCTTGTGGAAGAAAACACAATTCCGCCTGTAAATCCACTCCACAAGAAAAAATCATTTCTGGTGTAATCTTGTTCCCTGGAGGTCGACACTTTACGATGTTTGTGAAATACACATCATGTTGATTGACACCTTCCATCCACAAAGCACGACGGATTACTCGTCCACTTTTACCAACGAATGGTTCTCCCTTTAGTTGTTCGTCAGCACCTGGAGCCTCACCAACAACACAATACTTTACTGCGGATATATCTCCTGATGGTAGTATGGGATTGAACTGTTCTCGTAAGGGACATGTCTCACATTTTGAATAGGGATTCATTATCGTTTCCTTGTGGGAATGGGTTTCGGATACTTTGCTGGTTCGTACCCTATAGGTGTACGTGATACTACAATGTGATCTACATAGAGAGTTTCGTAGATGATGTAGCCGCCTTGTCCGTCAGGAACCTTTTCCCTTATCGTCACTCGATCTGGTGGCATCTTTATTTCCTCCTTTTAAGATTGTAACATGTGCTACCCATCCAAGACTGGATGGTGTGATGTGAGCTATAGTTGGTTTGAGTTTAGGTTTTGTATCCATATTTTATTAAGACTCCTTGTGCCTGGTCGGGTTTGGTTAGGCTATATTTGAATGTATCATCCACGAAGTCGTACCATCCAAGGGGTGATAGTGCTGGATGAATCTCGTCTAAATTCTTGGGGATGGTATCAAGTTTAAGAATCGACATTGGGTTGTATTCCGTTACAAGTCTTGTCGTTCCCCAGTTAGCTAAGATTCTCCTGTTCATATTACATAGAATCAGCAATGCATCTCCGAAGCTTCGCTTATGTTTTAATGGTAGCTTAACGGAATTAGGTGTGATGTTTTTCCCGTCGGCTCCCAACGCAAATGCTAACGAAGTGTCCGCGAATTCAATGTCCTCGCGGGGTAATTCATTACACAAGAAATCTTGTACATCAGGAACACCTAGCAAATGTATCGGGTAATCAAAAGATAACATTTCGTCAAGAATCTCAGATCTTTTGTGAACTGTATCCCAATCCGCTGGAGATACGAATTCTATCCGCGGACATGGAACTGCCAACATTAGATCGTATAGGTTGAAAGGTCCGTCTGTAGTCCACCAATTCAACCACGCTTCGGTTGCCCGTAACACCGTAGCCGGACAGCTTCCATGTGTTACAAATGCGACTGTAGGTATACCAATACCTTCTTCTGCTATCTGCAATATTGCCTTTCTGGATCGAATCAATGTTTGCTTTGGATCCAAAATTACATCCGGCAATACTACAATGTTCGGCTTGATTCGTTTTACTACACGAATCCACGGTTCGTAAGCCATCATATGTCCTTCAAACGCACCGTTATCCATGATAACGATAGTTCCTTCTGGTCTGAGGGCATTCTCGTAAAATGCCACGTACTTAGGCTCAGAATACAACCAGGGAGAGATCACCATATGGTAATCTCCCCTGGCGTATCTGTCCGCATACGCTGCCACAGCTATATGCGCTATTCTCATTCGATCCTCCTATGCTTGAGCTTGAATGTGGACGTATGTAGGAATGCCGTTTAGATGGCATGTCATACATAAAACACTTGTGCTCTGACCTGGTGCGAGAAACGCTTGGACTATGCTATGACAGGTTGGACACACTGCCATTAGGGTGCGAGCAACGGGAAGGGGCCTTGCTCTCCTTCCTCTATCCTCACGGGGGTTTGGATATAGATCATTCTTGTTCTTAGCCATAGAATGTCACCCTATCTCCACATCTGGGACATACAACCGTATCCATTTCTCCAACGCGAACCAGACATGTTAAGGCATATCCACATGAACACGTTGCTCCTACGATTTTATACTGGGGTTTGTCTTGTTCCCTCAGTCTCGGATCGGGATGATCTCGCCTTCGCGTTGGTGTTACCATTGGATTTCTTCTTCACTGATTCGAAGTTTATCCACGAGATCCGAGATACCCTCATGGCAATTCGGTTCAACATCATCCTCGTCAGGGAATAAGTGTGGGGGATGGTAGTCCATGCGGACTATCTTAGGAGATACGAATTCAGGATCGTAGATTTGGTCGTAGTTAGCGGGATCCTCCGAAAGCAACCTTGCATGGATTTGGTGGCACAACGCGGCAATGAATCCCGTGTAGTTGATCAGGTCGGGTGCTTCCCGCATAATTGTTTCCAATCGCTTTGGGTCGCGTTCCCACCCTTCGATAGCAATGGTGGACTGGATACGAATGAGTTTCTTTTCCATTTCCAGAAGAAATCCTTCCGGAGTCCACCTGTGATGCAGAGGGGAGACTTGATAACTCTTGCCTCTATTCTTGGCAACCGCGATAGCTGCTTCCAGAATCATCACGTAGTTTTCATGGAATTCCTTAATCAGGCGTTCATTCAGTTCGGCTTCTTCCGGAAAGATTATCTTTGTCATGATATTATTTTGCCCTCCTCAAGGAAATTAACGGAATTGAGATTACTGTGACACCAAGTTTAAAGATGGTCGTGGCCTTAATCACACCCCACAAGGCGACCATCGGCATTGTACCCGCAAAGGCTAACCCAGCGAATACGGCACTATCGATCACTACACCAACTAAGTTGCTTAGGAATACTCGGCTACCTACTTTCCATTGTAGGTTAAGCCCAACTTCGTAAATTGCAGTGTCAATTAATTCAGACATCAACTCAGCAACAATGGATGCAATAGTGATCCTCGGAACTGCTGTCATCAATGCCCGAAAGCCATCGTCCAGAGGCCAGAACACGGCTGGCTTTAACGTTGCCGCAAAGTACAAATATGCGGCTAGAATTACGTTTGCCAATGCTCCTGCCCAGATTACGTTTACAGTGTTTCGTTTTCCGAGACGTTCGTGAAGAATGTCTCGCCATGTAAACGTGACCGCGAAGATGAACATACCAGCAGGGATAATGAATCCCCACACCTCCGCGATCTTTACTGCTGCCACATCAGCAGCCAATTGAAGTGCGATATACACAGCGATAAAATAGATATCACTGGTTCGCAACTGTGGAAAACTTAAATGTGACTTCGACCTTTCCATGTCCTTCACCCCTTCCTTTAACTCTAACAGCACCCGTGACGGTATATAGAGGATTCATCTCCTCGACAATCCGCGTTGCAACTAACTGACACAATTCTTCCGAGGTTGTGGAATACACGGAATCCTGAAGTTCTCGGAAAATATCTTCAATGTTTCGAAGATCCAGCACACATTGAGATTCGTCCTCTTCAACGGGAAGAATCTGATCAACCGTATACCATATAGATATGTTTGCGTTCAACGGGCCGAGCCCGAATCTACAGCGGGTATTGATCCTTCCCTTATATCTGATTGTCAACATGCTTTCCATTGCTCTCCTTTACGCTAAGTTGATTGAAATTGTAGACACATTTAATTTAATTGGAATATCTAAACCTCCTGTCTCAGCCTCAATTAATTTTACTCCGTAACACCACCGCGATTCGATAACCTTTGGAGGCGTTATGTATTTAGCCTCAGTTAATTGAGATGCCAAAGCATCCCTACCGAGGGTCGATAGACCACGCTGTCGAATCTGTTTCTCATACCACACAAAAACAGATCCGAAGTGAAACCACAAGATATTTTCGTGGGCATCATATACGTAGTAGAAATCGTTCGTTCCCTGAGCTACCTGTAATACCAAGTTTTCCACTAGATCATCCACGTGCATCTTATTACGCCCACGGCTCAAGTTGAAAGAATGTTTGATTGACGTTTCAATGTACGTAAGCTTATCTTCCAACTCTATACCGCACCATGCCTGGGCAAGTCTCAGCCCATACAACACCACGGCAAAGTTATTGGTTACCCTATGTGGTAGCGTTGGATGACGTTCTTGCAATTCCGTGAAACAGGCGTTAAGAATTGCTTTGCTTTTTTCTTGTGGAATGCCAAGGGTCCACTGTATGTAACTTCGGATTATTCCTTCCATCGGAGTCCCACGAAATTTGAGGTACGCTTTATGTGCATCACTTCCAGGCTGAATATTTGATTTTACCAGACGAAGTCCGATTACCCTCTCTAACAACGCAGGTTCTGACAGGGAATCTTCTCCGTCAATCATAATCGGAGCGGACAATCTGTATGTTGTAACTGTCTGATCAGGACGACCTCTAGGATCTTCACCGAGATCATAACTTAATCTCAGATATCGAGATAAATAATCCGATGCTTTCGCCGTCCTGAATTCTGCCAACGCCACAGGTAATGCATTAGTTGAACCTAATAAAGCTAGCAAAACGAATCTAGTTGTTGTACTATCGTATACCGTAGGTGTTGCATACCCTAGAAAGTCCATCATCAAATGGATCAGAGTAGTTTTTCCACAGCCCTGGGTTCCGAAGATGTTAAGAACGGGGAATTTGAATCCAGCCGCTTCGACCACGGGTTTCGTGATTGAAGCCATAAGCCAACCTAATGCTGGATACATTATTTCTTCCGTATTGCAGTGTAGAAGGATTTGGAATGCACGCAACGGATCAGCATCTCCGGGTATGATTATCCGAGGAGCTGACATCGCACCAGATATATATTCCATTGGTCCTCCAGAAGTCCACGTTTCCGTAGCACTAAGTGTACTAGAGGGAGTCACGAATATATCTCCGTGTCTACCGGCTGTCGTTGTTGCCGTAACCGTTTCGCCCGTGAAAGATTCCACAAGAAAGGGTAACAACCTTCTGGCATCTTGATCATTGCCAAGCCATTGCCAGAAGACCTTTGGTAACTGAGACGCAAATTGACGAGCACTATTGAAAGCATCGCGGGTGAATGTATGTGAAGACGTCGGTCCTTCTGGTGACGAAATCACTGCTTGTATAGCATCTGATTCTCCGTTGACACTGTAAATTTTCTTTACCTCCATTGCAAAAGTAGATACTTTGACCAGCGATTGCCCATTACGACTCCACATTTCGGAATCTCGCATTTGAAATCCTTGTGGACCAGTCAAAACTACAACATCCTTAGATGCTTTTGCCCACGTTATCTCCAGGTAATGTTCAGGATCGACGTGCTCACGATACTTTATTCCTACACGATGGAAGTCGTAGATACATTTCACAGCCGCCACTGACATTCCAGCACGAGCTAATCCTGACATGACAGCCATGTCCAATTCGGAGCGTGACGGATAACCTCGACTATCACCCGTACAGATTTTGTGTTGTAGTTTCTTATCGACTTCCACGAGGGATTGTATATCCGGAGGTGCATAAGAAACAGGTAAGGATGACACTAGTTTTATTTCCGTACCATCGTGCATACTACCTGGAATTCTACCACGACTATTACGATACCAACAACTATCGGCATTTCCCCCAAGATGTTTTATTAAAACTTTATTTAATTCCTCAAATTTCTCCGGTGTAACGTACTGAGTCAATAGCCAATATATATGGTATCCATGAACGGTCTTTACCACATACGTAGGTGGTAATACCCACATTGGTAGTTCGG